ATACTTCGGAATTGAATACAGAATTCCGTATTAAGTGGCCCAGAGGGGAACTTGGTGCATTACCAGATGATGCTGTACAAGACATAAACATTGAATATCTTAAAGAAGAAATAGAAGAGACTAAGGAAGTTCTTGAAGAATTAGAAGAAGAACTAGAAAAACACATAAGAGCCCAAGGACAGTAATATGAAAGATTTACCTAGCTGTCCTGGATGTGGTCATTCAATAGAAAAATGTATATGTGGAAGTGGAGAATAATAAAATGAAAAAATGGAAATGCTTATTTTGTGGCTACATATATGATGAAGCCGCAGGTGACCCAGACGAAGGCCTAGCACCAGGCACACGTTGGGAAGATATAGATGATGATTGGTTTTGTCCAGACTGCGGTGCAAGTAAAGCAGATTTTGAGATGATAGAAATATAATATGATGGAACTATTACAAACAGAAGTAACTGTAAATCAAGTAATGTTGTTTGTTATGTTTGTTGTAGTCGCTTTCTTAGTATTTTGTTCTTGCTCTAATATCATGATAAAGAAAGACTGAATATCGCTTGACAGGTGACCTCTTTAAGCGTATACTATAAGTAATAAGTTAGTACTATTAACTAATTTATGGTCAAAGTTTATAAACTCTAAGGAGAAAATAATGAAACGTTTTATGACAATACTCGGCTTTGTGTTAATGTCAGCAATTGCAAGTGCTGGCTTATTTACTGCAAAAGCGGATGATATAAAAATTGCCGAGTTAAACTGGCAATCAGGTTCAATGATAGCCAGCATTGACGCTTATATATTAAAACATGGCTACGGACACAATATTGAAATTGTTCCAGGCGGAATTGACGCAACAATACAATCAATGATGGCAACAGGCTCACCTAATATATTTGGCGAAGCATGGACTTCATTATTGGGCGATAGTGCTCACGAATATATTGCTAACGGAGATCTTTTACAAGTAAGAGATGAAGTTGTAACAGGAGCTGGAGAAGGTTGGTTTATACCAAGTTATATAGCTGAAGAATATGGTCTTAATACTATTGAAGATGTATTAGCAAGACCTGACTTATTCCCACATCCAGAAGATCCTAGCAAGGGTGGAATTGTAATTTGTCCTGAAGGTTGGAGTTGTAAAAAACATAACGAAAATCTATTTAGAGCATATGACATGGAAGCCAAAGGCTGGAAAATTATTGATCCAGGATCAGGTACTGGTTTAAATGCTTATTGGGAAGGACAAGTTGTCAAAAACAAAAGTGCATTTGGGTACTATTGGACACCTACTGTATTAGTAGGACGTTTAAATCTAATGGCACTTCCTTCTACTGAAGGCTATGCAGGAGATGATAATTGGACAAATTGTATTTCTAGAGCAGTTGATGAATGTGCTAATCCACAAGCGTCATCTTGGCCTACATCTAAAACAGGAACTATTGTTACGCCAGGACTTCATCCAGCCGTAATGGTTTATCTTTCTAAAAGAGGATTTGATGGAAGTATTATTACTTCAATGCTAGTTTGGTCAGATGATAATCAAGCAACAGCAGATGAAGCCGCAGTTGAATTTTTAAGACAACATCCAGAAATTTGGACAAAATGGGTAACACCTGAAGCCGCAACAAGAATTACTGCGTCTTTAAATTAAGGTGATACATATTGAACTTTCCATCTTTAGATAGAGAAACTATCACAGTTCTTAAGAAGTCTATTGACAGTACATTTAGAGAGTTTGCTAGTAATTGGGGAGAATGGTTTACAGAACTGCTCTCCCCAATTCATTGGCTACTTATTCATTTTGAGAAACTATTAATTGCTACGCCTTGGTATATATTTTTAGGTTTAACAAGTTTATTACTTTGGAAAGTAACACAAAACTGGAAACTAATATTAGGTTTCTTAATTAGTTTTAACTTAATTGGTTTAGTTGGTATGTGGGACGACACAATGCGAACACTAGCCATTGTAGTTGTTTCTACTCTTGTTTGTATAGTTATTGGTATTCCTACAGGAATATTAATGGCAAAGAACAATTTAGCACAAAGAATTATCTTACCCATACTAGATTTAATGCAAACTATTCCAAGTTTTGTATATCTAATTCCTGTTATAATGTTATTTGGACTTGGCAAAGTTCCAGGCTTAATTGCTATAAGTGTCTTTGCTATACCTCCAGTGATTAGGTTTACAAATATTGGCATTCGAGAAATTGATAAAGATTTAACAGAAACAGCACACGCATTAGGATTAAGACCTATGCATATTTTAAGACTAATTGAATTACCACTGGCACGTAATGTTATACTTGGTGGAGTAAATCAAACAGTTATGATGGCTTTAGCAATGGTTGTTATTGCTAGTATGATTGGAGTACGAGGATTAGGCTCTCAAGTTATGAACTCAATAGGTAATGGATACTTAGGATTGGGTGTAATAAGTGGATTATCCATTGTAGCATTAGCAATCATTATAGATAGAGCAATACAATCACATAATAAACGCCATGATAAATGGAGAGATTATAAATAGTGTTAATAAAGGATTAGGTCAATGAAACAAATAAAAGATTATACTGATGCCGAAATAATAGACGAAGCACAACGTATACTAACAGAAGGCTTTACCCTTCATTATGATCAGGAATTTACTCAAAGAGAATTAGTAGACTATTGTAAACGAATAGGCAATACTGATGATGATATGTTAGGGTATATGCAATTTAACCCTAAAGATAATCCAGATATATCAATTGTTTCTCCTGACCCAAGAATGTTGTTAGGACACAATGATTTAGAATGGCATTCAAATGGAACTGTACATCATGTAGTTGACGGTAAATGGGGACACAAAGAATGGTTAATTTGTTTATACTGTAAAGATTATTGCCCAGACACAGTTTTATCAGTAAGCAATAATCGTGATGCTTTTTTAGACTTACCAAAAGAAGAAAAGGATTGGTGGAGAGGTGTTGAAGTACAACTAAACAATAATGGTGGAAGTATATTAGGAAAGTATTATCATCAGAGCAAAGAAGCAATGACAGATGAAGATAGAGTTATTCCTATTGATGATGGATACAGAAAAGAATATAAAGAAATTCCAGAACACACCGGCGATGAGCGTATGCCTGTTGTTAATATTCATCCAGTTGGTGGGCAAGAATTTTTATATTGGCAACCACCTTTGATTACTAAAGCATGGTTTGATGGTGAACTTATAAATGACTTAAATGGATTACAACAAAAATTTGATAAGGTTATTAATAGAACCAAGTACATCAAAGACATTGTGTTTAGGCCCGGTGATATATTAATTATGGATCAATTTTATACACTACACAGACGTTCGCCAATAATGAATAAGAATAGAGAACTTTGGCGTGTTGCTATAGACTATACAAATTCTATAGACAAGTAGGAGAATTAACATGATGAAAAAAATAACAGACTATACAGATTTCGAATTAAGAGAAGCAGTTGACATACTGTTACGAAATGGCCATGTATTATTTCACGATCAATACTTAACACAAGATGAATTAGTAGAGTTTTGTAGACGAATAGGCAATACTGATGATTCTAATCCATCTATGGGACACATGGAGTTTAACCCAAAAGATAATCCAGATATTTCCCTAATCACAACACAACCAGTAGGAAAGTCACCACATGGAATGTTTGGCCCAACAGACTTAGTATATCACGGAGATGGTGGTATGTGTCATGTTGGTGAATTTAAAGAATTATTAACAGGATTATATTGTGTAGGGTCATGTCCTGATACTGTATTAAGTTTATTAAACACTAATAAAGCATTTAGTTATTTTACAGAAGAAGAAAAAGAATATTGGCGTAATGTAGAAACACAATTAAATGGTCAAGAAAAAGGAATATATGGAACTTATGAAGAGATGAAAAGAGATGGAAGTATGAAAGCCATTGACGGTGTTCAAGAAGCCTATAAAACTCCAATATACCATTATGATGATGAAAGACAAAACGTAGTTAATGTACACCCATATACCGATAAAGAATTTATGTTATGGCAACCTGCATTTATCTGCAAAGCGTGGTACAAAGGCGAACCAATTGACGTAGATGAAATACAAAAGAAGTTTCGGAAGGCATTAGTTCAAGGAAAGAATATAACAGACTTTGTTCTTAGAGAAGGCGACTTCTTAATTTGTGATCAATACTATACACTACACAGACGTTCATGGGTTAATAGTGCTGAGAGAATGATATGGCGAACAGCATTTGATTATTCTACATTATTAGGACCCGATAGTGTGTATGATAGTAGCATTGAAGAACAAAAATACATTTCACGTAAACGCAAGAACAAAAGTTAAACATTATGTTAAAACAAAAACAAAAACCATTAAGCGATGATCAGATATTTCTAAGTTCATCAACTGAACAGATTACTTGGGGCGAACTACATGCAAATCTTGATGCTAAAGTAGAAAGATTAAAAGAGCATGGAATTGGACCACACGTTGTTTTTGTAGTAGCAGAAGAGCAAGTAACAATAGATGATTACTTATGGATACTTGCTAGTATTAAGAACGGTGGGTCAGCTACACAAGCAGATGGTAGACAATCTAAAATGGAATTAGATGGGTTAATTGCAGGCTGTAAAGCAATATGTATTATACGAAGTAATGAGATAACCATGCTAACAGACGATTTGACACCCACAATCCTACATCCATTAGAAGTTTATAGAGGTATGACAAGTGGAACTACAGTTAAAGAATTCTTTGAAATGTATCCTTTCTTTTGGGATTATGAAGACCACGAAAACGCAATTGTAGATGGACAAACACTATTAGGTTGTACAGCACATGCTTCAACACAACATTTATTTGCAATAGCACCAGAGTTTGAATTTGCTCAACGTCCCTATATACTTTGCACACACGGATTTACAGCAACATACAATCCATATAACTTATTAAGAATGTATTATATAGGTGGCGGATTACACTTCTTAAACTATGGTGATAATATTCCAGAACAAATACAAAAAGCAAATCCCAATTGTTGTATCTCATATCCTAATGCTGTTAAAAGAATAGTTGATGCATGTCCAGATGATTTCAATTGGAATGGAATCAAATATTGGGAAATGTCAGGTGGGCATACTCCAGAATCAATTGTTAGAAGTATTGAGAAAAAGTTTAACTTTGTATGTATGCACAACATGATGGCAAGTACAGAAGCAGACTGTCATTCTAGTGCAAAATATAGACCCGGTGATCCAATAGAAAACTTTTATGGATTTGTACACGACCCTAAATTTTATAATGGCGAACTTAAATATGATGATGAGGGTGTACTTTGGTATAGGTATGGAACACTTGATTGGCAAACAGATGGCGATAAGTTTGAGAATAGAAATGGTGCCTGGTTTTATACAGGCAGAGTGTTCGATGATGTTATTTTTATGAAAGGTGGTGTCAAGATTTATACAGGAATGGTTGAGGCTAAGGCACTTGAAACTCCTGGCGTTGAAAACGTTGCTAGTTGTGAGAAAGACGAACTTCATTACTTAATATATACAGGAGATGCATCAGCAAAGGATATTGCAAAAAGTTTTAAAGAAATGCAACCATCTAAAAGACCACACAACATATATCATGTTACTGATGAACTATTCTTTGGACAATCAAGTGAAACACTAACTCCACAAAAACTACAAAAACATAAATTAGCAGAAATTGTTTTAAATGGGCCTGCAGATCAAAGACTAGAACATATTAATCTTAAAGATCACTCTCAAGTATAATAATGAATTGGCTAAAACAAATACACCATATGCAAATTGATATTACAAGTTATTGTAACGCAAGGTGTGGTGCGTGTGCTAGAAACATAGCTGGAGGAAAAACACAGCCGTGGTTACAATTAAGTCACTTTGATAAACATATTTGGTATCGTTTATTTACTGAAGATACTATTGATACAGAAATACTTAAATTAAAACTTAATGGAAATTGGGGAGACCCAGGTATGCATCCTGATTTACCTGAATTAATTTCTGTGTTTGGTAAATGTAATCCAGAAGCATCTGTACAAATTTGTACTAATGGTGGAACACATAATGAAGAATGGTGGGGTAGTTTAGGCAATGCATTATCTAGAAATACAAAATATCATGCTGTTGATTTTGCTATTGATGGACTAGAAGACACACATTTAATATATAGGCGCTCAACAGATTATAATAAAATATTAGCAAATGCAATATCTTTTGCTAAAGCAGGTGGAAAAAGTCGTTGGATAATGACATTGTTTGATTATAATATACATCAAATAGATGAAGCAATTGAGGTAGCAAGAAAGAATAACTTTACGTCAATTAAATTTAGATATAGTCATACAAAAAATGCATTAGTTGAAACACCAACAGAAGAATACAGGTTACATACTGATAAAGCAGATAAAGTTACATTGCCAGACACAGTATATTTTAATAATTCAGTAATGTTTTCTGAAAACTCAACAAAACATACAACTGATAGTAAATGCCCATGGTATAGAGATGAACGAATACAAATTGGGCCGTGGGGCAATGTGTGGCCATGTTGCTATATTGCAGATGTAATGGAAGGAATAACTGAGATAAACCAACAAGAACAGTTAGAAAAAGAAATGCCTAATCAAGAATGGAACAATTTAACAAATCACTCATTAAATGACATACTTAGTCATAAATGGTTCAATAGTACATTAAATAGTGCTGTAGAGCACGGTAAGTATGCTGTATGTATAAATAATTGTGAAATAACAACATGAATGTAAATGACGCTATAAGAAAACGTAAATCAACACGTGCATTTTTAAATAAACAAGTGTATCCACATATTGTAATTAAAATACTAGAACAAGCAAAACGAGCACCAAGTGGCGATAATCATCAACCTTGGGACGTTGTAGTACTTACTGGTAAAGCAAAAAACAACTTATGTATTAAGTTAGAAGAAGCATTTCGTTCAGGTAAACAACCTGTTATGGATTATGAATACTATCCACAAGACAAAAAGTCTGAGAAAGATACTAAATGGTTTGGTAAGTATAAAGATAATAGAAAAGCATGTGGGATAGGGTTATACTCACAAATGGGTATTATTTCTAAAGGAATGCAAAAACAAAAAGACGACTTATATGCTAAAAACTACAGAGCTTTTGATGCACCCGTAATGCTATTATTCTTTATTGATAGAGAATTAGGGAAAGGTTCTTACGTAGACTATGGAATGTTTATACAATCTATTATGTTATTAGCAACAGAGAATGGACTAGCAACATGTTCACAAGGCTCGTTGGGTGAATATGCTGATATTATACGTGAAGAGTTGCCAAAGTACAAAGATAAGATAGTTTTATGTGGTATGAGTATGGGATATGAAGATCCATCAAACCCAATTAATCAGTATAGAACTATGAGGCAAGACATAAACGAAATAGTAAAATATTATGACGAATAAAGAACAAAAATGGCTCGATGAAGTATATGATAAAAATAATAGCGAGTTATATGACGAATGGGATAACTATCATGAACAAGTCATAGAAGGATTAGGATGGAAATGTCATACAATAGCGGCTAAATGGATTGCTGATAACTTTCCAGAAGGAACCGAAGTTGCAGACATTGGATGTGGTAACGGTCAAGTGGGTATTGGATTAGCAGAACATGATTATAAAATTGATGGATATGACTTAAATCTCAAAATGCTTGAAAGATTTATAGCAACAAACTATAGATCAATTAGTAAACATGACATTACTGAAAAAGCATTACCAAAGAAGTATAAATGTATAACAGCAATAGGTGTATTAACAAAAGGTCATGTTAATTCTATTGCGGCAGAACATTTAGCAAACAGTTTAACAAACGACGGACTACTATTTTGTAGTATGTCTAAGCACGATGGCGATTGGTTTTATGATGGTGGATGGAATGCACAATCATATTTAGATGTTGTAAATATTACACCAGTACACAGTTTAACCACCCCAGAAGGCATAAAAACGTATCATAATATGGTTATTTGGCGAAAGAAAGCAAGATCTTAGTTGACATCTTGGTAATAATGTATTATAATAATAAAGAATTCGCAATAGATTTGCGATAGAAAAGGATATAAAATGGGATATTTTATACTCGGGATTTTAATAGGATGGTTAGTACCTAGACCTAAATTAATAGGCAAGGTAGAATCATCTATATGGAGTCCAATTAAAGAAAGAATGCCAGAGAGCATAACTAAGCACTTTGGATAAAGAAGGAAGACAATGAATACAGGTAAAATAAAATGGTTCAATCCTACAAAAGGATATGGATTTATCGAAGTCGGCGGCGGTAGTAAGGATGTGTTTTTACATATTTCTGCATTACAAGAAGCTGGTATCGATACTATTACAGAAGGTGATGAAGTATCTTTTGAAATAGGTGAAAATAGAGGTAAAAGTACCGCTATTAATGTTAAAAAAGTCGCGAGCGACAGTAATACGCCAGCGGGTAACCCGCATATTGGTTAAATCATAAGGAGAAAATTATGAGTACTACAACACACGATGAAATTGTAACTAGTTACGAAACTTATCTTTCAGAGCAGGCAAACTTTGAAAACAAAGGTGTAAAAGCATCAGCGGCCCGTGCTAGGAAAGCACTAGGCGCAATTGGAAAACTTTCAAAAGCAAGACGAAAAGAAATCCAAGAAAAGAAAAACAATCTATAGGGAAGAACTACTATGTTTAACCTAGGAGATTGGCCAACTTTAACTGAAATATTTTTTGGCAAAGGTGTTGACCCAGCCAAGTATAAAGGAAGTATGATTCCTAGTTACTTGTCTGGTAAAACAAGTATGACCACAAAGAAGCCAGTTAAAACAACGGCAAAAAAGAAGATACGAGTATCATCTAAAGGTAAAATAATTAAGAAGAAGCCTATTACGGAGGTGAAGTCAGCTACTTCTAAAGCCAAAGGAAAAAAAGCATCAAAAAAAAACTAAACTTAGATGATCTTCCGTTTGAAGGACCACAGCTTTAAGAGATAGCAGAATAGTCAACTGTAATGTATTGACTACGATAAATACCATAGAGGGAATACATCATGGACGCAATTCTGACGTTACTCGCAGGAACATTTTACGGATTAATTATAGGACTTATACCAAGTGCTGGAGCCACAACAGGTCTCGTAGCACTTTTTGGTTTCATAAGTTACTTTGGTTTCGACCCATACTTGGGCGTAATATTCTGTATGGCAGTAGTTGCCTCAAGCACAACGGGTGATACTTATGCAGGAATACTATTAGGTATCCCAGGTGCAAACTCAGCCGCGGCTACAATGGTCGATGGGTATCCTTTAGCACAACAAGGTAGAGCCACAGAGGCTTTAACGGCCGCAATCACAACAAGCACAATCAATGGATTATTTTGGGGTACATTAACTTTTGCCCTATTACCTCAATATGTGAAACTTATTATGTATTTCGGCATCCCTGAACTATGGGCTTTCATCTTATTAAGTTTAGCCTGTGTAGGATTTGTCAGTAATAGGTTTTGGTTTAGAAGTATCATAGCAATTTGTGTGGGTATTTTTGTAGGATTAATAGGCATAAACCCAGAAACAAACATAGACAGATTTACTTTTGGATGGGAATATTTAGAAGATGGCGTACAACTTATGCCTTTTGTCGCTGGACTATTTGCTTTTCCTGAAATAGTACAAGGTTGGCGAAGAGGCAACTCAATTGCAACAATAGGTAAAGAAACGCATACGCATCAGACTTGGGAAGGTATTAAAGCAGTTTGGAAATATAAATGGGATGCTTTACGTGGCGGAGCAATTGGAGCATTTGTAGGATTTTTACCTGGTCTTGGTGGTGCTATGGGAGATTGGATGAGTTACGGTGCTACAGTAGCAAGTCATCCTGAAGAAGAATTTGGTAAAGGTAACCTAAGAGGTGTTATAGGGCCAGAAGGTAGTAACAATGCCCAAAAGGCAACTAGTATGATTCCAACAGTATTGTTTGGAATACCTGGAGCAAGTTTTGCCGCAGTACTACTAGCCTTGTTTATGTATTTGGGTTTCGAATTAGGAACACAAGAATTAGCAAATGATATAAAGTTCTTTGACAGTTTAACATTTGGATTTATGTGGGCGACAGTAATTACTGGTGTAGTTTGTGTACTATTCAATAAGCAAATTGCAAAAATAACTTATGTTCCTTACATTTATTACTTTCCATTCTTAGTAGCATTTATTATATGGGCTTGTGTTCAATACACAGGTGGTTGGCAAGATTATGCTATACTAGGTATTACTACTTGTTTAGGATTGTTTTGTAAAAAATACAAGTTTAGTAGACCTGCAATGTTAATGGCATTTATACTTGCTACAAAGATAGAAGCATTAACATTACAAATGACAACAATTTATTCAATAGATAAACTAATGACAAGACCGTTGTTCTTAGTGATAATGAGTTGTGTAATTATGTTGTTAGTATTCAGCATAGTTAAAAGAAGTAAACTAGAATATGCTTAATTTAATAAATACATATACAATTCCAAGGAGACAAGAATGAAGAAAATTCTAATGGTCCTAGTGTTATCACTAGGAATCGCAACATCAGCACTTGCTGAAACATTTACATTTGTTGTTCCACAGAAACCAGGTTCTGGTACTACTGTGTGGACAGAAATTGTACTTAAAGAACTGGCTAGGTTTATGCCAGAACACACTCTAAAACTTAGAAACTTTCCAGGTGCTAGAGATATACCGGCAGTTAATGCCTTTCAAAACGAATTAAGATTTGACGATACTATTATTATGGTTTCACATGGTGGTAATGGTGTATCATTCTTACAAGAACAAGTTGATTACAACTATGCTGATTGGGAATCAATTGGTATGATGAACTTAAACATCATTGTTGGTAAAAGACTTGATGCAGATTTAGACAATATTATATTTGCATCTAATCCAGGTCGTGTTCCAGATGCAATGGCACTAGCTCTATTATTATGTGGACCACTAGATTCCATTGATGCATACACAACTTGTTTTAAATCAAAAGTTACTTTCGTTCCAGGTTTTAAAAAGGGCGGCGACAGACGTTTAGCATTTAAACGTGGTGAACTAACTGTTGACAGAGAAAATCCTGCGGCATATAAGAAACATATTGCTCCTAACGAAGAAGCAGAAATTTGGTTCCATCATGGAATTCTACAAGCAGATGGTACACACGCAGATGACCCTAACTATCCAGGTTTACAAATGGAAATTTTATATGAGCAAAAATGGGGAGAAGCACCATCAGGTCCAATGTATGATGCATATGTACTTGTTAAGTCATTCCGTGATGCTTTACAAAAAGCATTTTGGGTAAACGCTGGTAATCCAAATGCAGAGTTGTTACAAAAAGCATTGTTAGAAATGTCTAAAGACGAGCAGGCTATCAAAGCCATTCAAAAGAAAGTTGGCAATTATGAATGGGTTATTGGTGAAGAAGGTAATGCTCGAAGAGATACACTAATGACATTTGTTACAGAAGATGCATTACGTAATTTAGTTAAATTCTCAAATGAGGCGTTAAACATTCAAGCAGTTTATAAAGAAAGCATTTTAACTCCAGATGCAGTAGACGTTGTTGAAGAAGCTGAACAATCTAAAAGCATCAGAGGTTGGCTTAAAGACTTTTTTAACTGGCAATAATTAATATTCTATCTACAAAAGGGCAACTCTGGTTGTCCTTTTTTCATTAAAACTAGTGTTATTATTTTCGCACATAATCCATAAATAGTAGTAGTTAATTAAGGAGAAGCATACTAATGAAAGTATTAATACAAGCATTAGTATTTTTTGTTTTTATACTAGGTACAGCCGCATATGCTGATCCTATTGTAACTGAAAGTACTAGTAATAGCACAGTAACAACAACCGGAAATACAACAACAACAGTAAAAAGTTCGCCACCTAGTGCGATTTCGCCTAGTATTAATAGTAATAATAGCGATTTATGTACTGTAGGTATATCAGGTGCAGTTCAAACACAGATACTTGGTATTAGTGGTGGTTCAACAGTACGTGACATGAATTGTGAAAGGCTCAAGTTAGCCAAAACAATATATGACATGGGCATGAAGGTAGCCGCAGTTAGTATAATGTGCCAAGACGAAAGAGTATTTAAAGCCATGGAAATGGCCGGCACTCCTTGTCCGTACTTAGGTAAAATTGGTGAAGAAGCTCAACAAGCATGGGATTCTAACCCTGAATTAAAGCCTGAAAACACAGAACAGGAGACTAAGAAGAATGACAAACTTGAAGGTGCTATGCAAGGCATTGGTCTTATTGGTTTGCTTATGTTTTTACTCTAGTTTCACACTAGCTGATACAACAACAACAGCCGAAACATTAAATCTAAATGATGGAACAATAACACACCCAAATGGTGGTTGCCCTTCTGGTGACTCGCCTATAACTATTGACTCATATAATTGGGGCGTTCAGGCTATTCGTTACGGAGAATGCATAGATACATTTGCAATATCCGTAGCCATTAATAACGCATTAACAGCCTCAGGTATATCTGTTGATAAAGTACATTATAAATGGCATTGGATTAACGGATGCTTTAACTATCCAGGCAAGTATTGTGATACTAATATCAGCAACAGAGTAAATCTATCTACTGGTGAAGTTCTAGAAGGTGCCTATGAGGATTATTTTGATACACTAGCCGTCACTGTAGAAATTACAGATGCTAACGGCACTGTTATTAAAACAGAAACGTGGTCACCCGATAAATGGTATCACTGGCATAACGCAAACACTTACAGTACTAATGAAACAACTGATCTTGGTGGAGCAGTCTGGCAGATACATGAAGGCAACATAGAACTTTATAATCACATAACAACAACAGGAACAATATACACACCCAATCAATTAGGTGATGTTAGGTTTAGAGTTGTAGGTAATGATGGCGGTGAATGGAATGGGTATTATGGACCAGTTATATCAAATATGCAAACATGGTTTACGTATAGAACTAATCCTTGTACCGCTTCTGCTTTATATGATCCGAGTTGCCCAGGTTATGCGGCCGCCTACGCAACATATGTATACGATACCGCCTGTGCCGCAAGTGCATTGTACGATAGTGGTTGTCCAGGCTATGCCGCGGCATATTACACACAACAATGTACAGCCGATCCACTATATGATTCGGGTTGTAATGGATATGCGTCAGCATATTATAATCAACAATGTGGGTTAAATGCATTATATGATAGTGGATGTACGGGCTATGCTGACGCCTATTTCGCTCAACAGTGTGGCATAAGTGCATTATATAATGAAGGTTGTACAGGTTATGCGGCCGCTTATTATGCACAACAATGTGGATTAAATGCATTATATGATAGTGGATGTACTGGGTACGCAGAAGCCTACTTCACTCAACAGTGTGAAATAAGTCCATTATATAATTCAGGATGTGACGGATATTTTGAGGCTAGTTGTGATGCTGACCCGTTGTATGATTTCTTATGTACTGGATATGATGTAGCATATTTTAATCAACAGTGTACATATAATCCACAATATGATGAACAGTGTACAGGTTATATACCACCCGTTGTCACGACAGATATAGATGATATAATTGATGACGGTGCAGGAACAGGCGATAGTGTTGTTGATAGTGTTATTGAAGCACCAGCATTACCACCAACAGTTATAATAATACCACCTCCACTTGAACCCGAACCAATGCCTGAACCTGAACCTGAACCTGAACCAGAACCAACACCTGAGGTAGTGATTGTAGGACCTAATGTTATAGAAACAACACCTGAGGTAGTTGAACCACCTACAATAATAGAACAAATAGAACAAGAAATAGAACAAGAAATAGAACAAGAAATAGAAGAACAAATGGAACAAGAATTAATTACAGAAGAAGTGGAAACAGAAACGGAGGCCGGCACTGAAGAAGTAGTTGAGGAAGAGGTAATAGAGGAAGAAGCAATTGAAGAAGAAGTAATAGAGGAAGAAGTAATAGAGGAAGAAGCAATTGAAGAAGAAGCAATTGAAGAAGAAGTAATAGAGGACGAAACAGTAGAAGAAGAAGTAGTTGAAGAAGAGGCTCCTGAAGATGAGTCGAAAGAATCAGCAGAGGACACAAGTACTGAAACAGTTGTAACTAAAACTAAAACTAAAAAACTAACAAAGGCAGAAAAACAAAAGGCTAAAGAAAAGAAAATGAGAGAAATAATTACAGAAAAGTTAAAAGAGTTAGCAATTGCAGTAGGAGAAGCACAGTCATTAGAAGACCAGCAGGCCCTACAACAATTAATAGCGGCGTTGATTAATTATGTGCCAGGATTTAATGCATATGGAAAACTAATGATTCCTGGCGTAGACTTTTATCAACCTGAAGATATATACTTAGATAAAAAGATACCAGAGAACCAACGAGGTTTGAGAAATGGACTTGCGAGTGAACTCCTTCATAAGAAGATGGTTGACATGCAATATGAAGGAATGGAGTAAAACACATGAGTGAAAAAACAACACTAGAAGTAGGCGGGTTAAAGTTTACAGGTGGTAAATTATTTTTAGTTCTAACAGTGTTAAGTGCATTAGGTGGTGCGGCTTGGGGAGGCTTTGAGTTCTATAATGACTATAGAATGATGAAAGCCAAAATAGAAAGATATGTAGCACCTGACCTAAGTGGAATTAGATCCGAACTAGCAGTAGTTAATACTAAGTTAGACGAAGCACTAGAGTATTCAAAGGATATTAAGAACGGATTACGTGATGATATTGTTAGATTAGAGAGAATAGTTGACCAAGTTGAAGATGATGTTAATGATATTGACGAAGATGTACGTGAACTATTAACATTAGCTGACCAACGTTTTGAAAACAAACGTGACCAGTTATTAACAGATTACGAACAAAAAGCAGATAGTCTAAGAACTAGCACCGATCTTAAACTTACAGATCTTGAAGAAAGACTCAATAAAAGATTACAAAGAGCATTAGATAACCCACTTGCACAATAATTGATAATTGCAACACCCCCCAAATCGGGGTGTTGTTGTTGTCGATAAATATAGTTATAACGAGACAAAACCCGCACAATCACTTGACATTTCAGTCAACTTAATGTATTATATGATAAAGGAAATAGTTTATGTTAGATGTTTTCATGCTAACGTTCGGAGAACCAGAAGCAGATGATAATTTTAAAATACTACAAGAAAAAGCACCACATGCTAAACGCATAGACGGTGTTGAAGGATTACTTAACGCACATAAAGCCTGTGCTGAAGAATCACGCACAAGTTATTTTTATGTGTGTGACGCAGACGCAGTTATAACAGAAAACTTTGCATTTAAGTTTACACCAAGCGATAGACGATTGGCTTATCCAGGTGTAAAAGAAACAGAATGTGTATTTACATATCGTAGCCACAATCCTATTAATGATTTAGTGTACGGCAATGGTGCATTAAAACTATTTCCTAAAAAGAATTTACTAGCAGTAAAAGAGTTTAAAGTAGATATGACTACAAGCATTGGAGCAATATTTAAGCCAATGTTTGAAATTTCAAATATAACACAGTTTAATACAGACCCATTTAACACATGGCGAAGTGCATTTAGAGAATGTACTAAACTTTCAAGTAATATCATTGACAATAATAAACAAATAGATGATGCATACAGATTGAAAGTATGGTGCGAACGTGGCGAGGACAGGCGTTACGGAGACTATGCAATACTAGGTGCTAACCAAGGCAGAGACTTTGGAGAGCATTATAAAAATAACACTAAAGCATTAAATAAGATTAATGATTGGGAATGGCTAAAGGAAAAGTTTAATGAAGCACTCTGAATTTACAAGTAAGTTTCATTGGTTGAATGGACTGAGCGAATACTTTCGGGCTACCGGACAAGAAGAAAAATACGAGCCAGTATTTAAAGCATTATATCATCAAAACTATTATCGTAAACGTGATATAATAATGAATATGATAGAAGGCAAATACGAAGGAATTGAAAAAGTTCCATATGAGTTGCGTAGAGCCTGGGTGAACATGCTTTTAAATGAACATATGGATGATGTAGAAGTAAAAACAGAACTCATTACTAGTTTAATTGCAACAGTGGCAGATGATGATTTTGTTAATAGAATTTGTAGATTTATTGATTACTTTGTAGTTGATCATGCAACATCTTTATTACTTCCTGACTTAGGAGACTTTTTATCACGTGGACAAGTAAAGAGTAAAATTTGGTTAGCAACCGAACTTGCAAAATGTGTAGAAGGTAACTTAGGTAATGTAGTATTTTATGGTGGTTGGTATAATTTTGTAGCATACTTTTTATTCTCACAGTTTGAAGTAAATAAAATTTATACTGTTGATAACGATCCAAAAGTTATTCCTCCTACTGAATGTTTATACGAAAAAGAAGTTAGCGAAGGTAAATTCTTTGCTATTACACATGATGTTAACAAAATTAAATGGAATGGAAAGAGCATGATATATAATGCTCATCATACTGAACATGAAGAAAAGATTCATATGGTCATTAATACAAGTTGCGAACATATGAATAATACTTGGTTTGAAAATTTACCAGAAGGAACGTTTGTAATACTACACACAAATGATTATTTTGATAATCCACAACATAGTAATTGTTGTGAAGATATAGAAGAAGCTAAGTCTAAATATCCAATGCAGAGTATAATGTATGAAGGTAATTTAGACACTGAGCTTTATAATAGGTTTATGCTAATCGGCATTAAATAAAACATATGAAAGATGTAATATACATAGATTTTGTTATGGATGACTTTACTGAGCATTCTGATATGGATGCGTGTTGTAAAATATCAGCAGAGATAGGTGCAAAAGGATTAGTATACGGGCCAGACTTTTGGTTTCATGAATCATATCGCGAAGGTGATGAACAAGTTCTTAAGTTTGGATTTAGAGATAAACATGAAGCTATGCTAATTAGACTAGCAGGTGTTCAAAAATTAACATTACATTAATATGAAATCGACAGCAGTAATAAGATTTTTTACAGACGAGTACACTGACAATACAGATGCATTTGCCACTTACGATGCTATTGCAAACATAGCATCATTACTAGGGCAAGAAGGACTAAAGTATAATGTTGATTATAAATTAGCAGAAGTATTTTATAAAGAAACAAACGGAAGACAAATATTAGCATTTGAATTTGTAGACGAAAAAAGAGCTATGCTATTAAAGTTAAAAGGAATTGAAGATTAAAATGGATAAAGAATTGTGGAATGTAATACTTGATAATTATACACTAAGAGAATTACAGAGAGAAGCGGCACGAGCAATTAGTACAATGCCTGCAGACAACAATAGTATCTATAAATTTAATAAAGAAGCACATCATAACAGTCAGCAATGGTATAGAGCTGTTATTATATATTACTGTGAAGAGCACGGTGGATTTCCAAGTGAAATTGGACCAGGAAAAAATGTGAAACTAATAATGGATGATTAAATATGTATTTAAAAATAAACGATATAGGTGGTGTAGTTGTTAAAGATAATAAAACATATAAACTTAAAGATAACACATTATTAAATAATCTTGTTGTTAGTTCAACAGACTTAAAACCATACCAAAGTACAAACGGACATACACATCCTGGCCAAGAAGAAGTTTATTATTTTGTTAAAGGTGCAGGAACAATGTATTTAAATGATGTTCCAAAGTTTGTAGAAGCAGGTGATGTAGTTTTGATAGAAGACGGAGTACATCATAGAGTGAGTTGTGGACCAGAAGGACTATATTTTGTTTGTGTCTTTGATGGTAAGCGATCACATTGATGGAACTATTATTAACTAATATAATATATGTAGGCTTTAGATTATTAGTTACAGCACATATAGTAAAATTCTTTCATAAATATTTTCCATTTGGAATTGCAGTATTAATTGCCGCACAGGTTAGTTTTTTATATGACGGTGGAATATTTGCATACTTATTTCAAGCACAAGCATTGCCAGAAGCAATGGAAATACTACAAGCAAATATATTATATACATTGCGAGTAGGAATAGCATGGTGGATTATTAAAATGCTATGGGATAAGCTAAATAATTATTACTTAGCAGTCTTTATTGGTGCTGAATTAACATTTATAGTAGACTATTTTATATTTGATGGATTATATTAATGTACAATTATAAGCAAATAAACGAAGTTCATTTAGAAGTTACACAACGTTGTAATGCAAGTTGCCCTATGTGTGACCGTAATGAAAATGGTGGACCAGTTAATCAACATATCAGAGGAAATTTACAAGAATTAACACTTGATGATTGTATTGATATATTTCCAGCAGACTTTATAGCACAATTAAAAACAATGTATATGTGTGGTAACTTGGGCGACCCAATTAGTGCTAGAGATACATTAGAAATATTTCAATGGTTTAGAGATTGTAATCCTAATATGTGGTTAAGCATGAATACAAACGCAGGTGCTAGAGATGTAGAGTGGTGGGCTGATGTAGCAAAAGTAATAGGTAAAAATGGATGTGTTATCTTTAGTGTAGATGGGCTTGAAGAAACTAATCATTTATATAGGCAAGGAGTTAAATGGGAGTACGTTGAACGTAACATGAAAGCATTTATTGCCGCTGGTGGCAGAGCTCGTTGGGACTATTTAATATTTGAACATAGTGAATGTGATGTTGAACGTGCTGAACAACTTGCTAAAGAATGGGGCGTTGAACGTTTTATGAAAAAGAAAACAGGTCGCTTTGTTAGAGCAGACAGTACAGCTAAACAAACACACCAAGCAAAGAATCGTAAAGGTGCAGATATGCAAAAACTTGCTAAACCTAAAAAAGCAGAACATCAAAACCTTGCACTATTAAAACAAGAAGAGATTGAAAAAACGTATGGTAGTATGATGGACTATTATAATCAAGCAACAATAACATGTAAAGTAGCAAAGAAAGACCTTAAAAGTATTTTTATAACAGCAGAAGGATTAGTTATGCCTTGTTGTTGGACAGCAGGTCGTATGTATAAATGGTGGCACACTGATCCTAAAGTGGAACAGATATGGGACTTTATAGACAGAGTAGGAGGCAAGAATGGAATTAGTGCTAAGATAAATACCATAAAGGGTGTCTTTGAAAGTGGCATTATGAAAGATATACAACGTAGCTGGACATTAAACAGCATTAAAGAAGGTAAATTGGGAGTTTGTGCTATGAAATGTGGCACTGAATTTGATCCATATGGGGAGCAGTTTAAATGACAATGAGTTTAGATGACTTACCAACAAAAAGTTTTTGTATATTACCTTGGGTAAGTGCCAATATTGGCTCTGAAGGTGATGTAGTTCCTTGTTGCTTATGGCATGGTAAGAGTGCAAGATTTGCCAAAGAACATAATGTGAAACGAGCAATGGTTAGCGATGGATTAACAAATGCTAGAAACAGTGAATATTTTCAAAAAATCAGACAAATGATGCTCGAAGGTAAAAGACCAAGCGGTTGTAATGTATGTTATAAAAATGAAGATAGCAAATTCCACAAAAATCACAAAGAGGCATACGGAAAAGAACATCTTAGAACTATACATCATAAAAGATTCGCACCTTGGTATAGATTTCATACGTATAAAAACGAACCAATGGCTATGAAATGGTTGGAGACGGGATTAAGCAACCTATGTAATATGGCATGTGTAATGTGTAACGGCGGCTCTAGTAGCATAATATATAGTGCATTTAATCCTGGAAAAAGTATTCCTAAAGGATTTATTCAATCAATAGATAGTATAGATGAAGACTTAGAAGGATTAAAGTTACTAACACTCTTAGGTGGCGAGCCTATGATAGAAAAGAAACATGATACGTTCTTAGAAACGATTATAGAACAAAATAAAAACCCCAATACTTTAGAAATAGACTACCACACAAATGGAAGTATACTTCCTAGTCAACGTGTAATTGAGCAATGGAAGAAAGTAAAACAAGTTAGAATTGTTTTCAGTATGGATAGTGTTGGCAAACATGTAAAAATACAACGCCCTGGTAACTATGAATGGCAAGATATAGAAGATACTGTAGACAAGTACGTACAATTAGCAGAAAGTAATGCTAATATTATATTTTCAGTTAATGTATTACTTACAGCATTAAACATAGGGTGCATAACAGAAACATGTGATTATCTTTATAGCAAATTAAAGAATTCAAAAACTGGCTGGATGCACACAAATAGAATTGCACCCGGAATGGAATGGCATAGATATATTGATTATAGAAACTTGGGTAAAAAAACTAAACAAAGAATTAAAGACAAATGGAAAAAATGGGAAGATAGTAATCCGCCAGTTTTAGCTGACAAAGATCATGCAATATCTAGACTGTATCAAATAGCAAAAGTATCTATAAACGAAGAGGGAGACATGGATGAACCACTTACAAAAGAACTTATGCTAAAAAAACATCCTCAGGCTAAATTATGGAAATTATATAAACAAGACTTAAAGGAATTAGATATATGATTGAGCTGTTTCTTAGTGCAATTCCAAATGTACTTTCTGCTATGTTTGTTGGAAGTATAGCAGGCGGACTAGTACAGGTATGTGAAAATGATATACCTAAACTTAAGAATCTTAAACCCAAACTATCAAAAGTTATGATTGAAAGAGAAGTATCAGAAGACATTCGAACTGCTTTTTGGGATTCATATGATAATATCTATAATGGACCTAAACTTCCATCAGCCTGCGAGGAGGCTTTACAAGCAGTAGGTACATCAAAACAAGAAGTTATAGATGAAATTAGTCCAGAAAAAAGCACACATGAACAAAGATTTAGATAATAAAAAACCAGCTTGTTATGTTCCATGGGTTACTCGATATGACTGGGGAAATGGAGATATAACTCCTTGCTGTGAGTTTGATCCTAATACGAAAATCAAAACAACAGAAAATATGTCATTAGAGGATAGCTTTAATCATCCCAAAATGAAAGCATTAAGAACACAATTATTAACTTGTGATAAAAATGATATTGATGCCCTCCCGACTGGTTGCAACCAATGTAAAGTATTTGAAAAAGCAGGAATGAAGGACTCAATGAGGCTAGCCGTTACTGATGTAGTCGAAAGAGCTGAACAAAACTCATCATATAAATTTAACCCTGATGAATTTAAGTTGCTATGGTTAGATTATAGAGAGAGTAACCTTTGTAACTTTAGTTGCAAAATGTGTGGTGAGGATTTGAGCAGTACACACGCAAAGATACAAGGAAAATATGGCAAGACAGGTATAATAAAAAGTCCTCATAAATTACAAATGTACTTAGATAGATTAGATGAAGTGAAATATGTTCAATTCTTAGGTGGTGAACCAGTATTAACTGATTCAATGTATATTATTCTAAAAGAAATAAAAAAGCGTAACCTACAGCATCAGATTTGCATGAATATTACAACCAATGGTAGTTTACTGCATAAAGATAACGATAGTTTATTAGAATTATGTAAAGGATTTGATGCTGTACAAATTGCAATAAGCATTGATTGTATGGGAGATCAACATAATTATTGGAGGCACAAAGGTACATGGAATATAGTATGGAAAAACACACGTGAAATAGAAAAATGGGTACACTCTCAAGACGGTGCAAATATGAAAATAAGAACTGCTATTGGTTGGCCAAATGCATATGCTGCCAGAAAGACATTTGATATATTTGCTGATAAGTTAGGCAATGGCAAAGTAATTCATGTATGGAATTTAGTTAATATTCCAAGAGGATTAAGTCTTACACAATTGCCTCAAGACAGATTAGATGATTTATCCGTTTGGTGGAAGGATTATCCAGATGTAGCAAAAATGTTTAAAAATACTATATCTAACCCTAATATAAGAGAATTAATGTGGGTAAAAAAAGATATATTTAAGAAACATGATGCATGGCATGGAAACAGTTTTGTAAAGGCCTTTCCTGAATTTGAAGATTTTTATAACAATATAGAAGATATGTAATGAATAATAAAAGACCAGCTTGTTATGCTCCATGGGTTACCACATATGAATGGTCTAATGGAGATATAACTCCTTGTTGTGAATGGGATAGAGGAGAAGATGTTGACCACATCATGCATTCAAAAAAGCATCTATCATTTGAAGATAGATTTAATCATTCTAACTCACAAGCACTGCGAAAGAAAATGATGGAAGGACCTATTACAAATATACCTGGGTGTACCCATTGTGTTAATAATGAAAGATTAGGAGCATTCTCACATAGGCAATATCTTGATAAGTTAGTAGAAGATAGACAACCAATAGATCTAAATAAATTTATGTTAGTACATATGGATTATAGAGAAAGTAATCTGTGTAATTTTAGTTGTAAAATGTGTGGACACGATTTAAGTAGCACACATGCTGTAATAAGAAATTGGATTGATGGTGATAACAAACAATTTCCAAAAGATGGAGTAAGAAAAAATCAACATCATTTACAAATGTATTTAGATAGATTAGATGAAGTTAAAATAATACATTTCTTAGGTGGCGAGCCTATGTTAATGGACTCAATGTATATCATTTTAGAAGAAATAAAAAAACGCGATATAGGAAAAAATATAAATGTACGTATTACAACTAACGGTAGTTTATTACATAGAGAAAAAGATAATCTATTTGAATATTTAGAAGGAATAAAGTACAAAGCATTTTTTATAAGTATAGAGGCTATAGGCGATCAACATAACTATTGGCGACATAAAGGCACATGGAATATTGTATGGAAAAATACTCTTGAGATAAACAAATATGTAAAAGAGAATAAACGTAATACAGGAATAGGAATTAGAACTGTATTATCATGGCCAACTGCATATGCGGCAAAAAAAGCATTTGATTTAATGAAAGACAATGGTATAGATCACGGTTATACCTTTATCATGGATCCAAAAGGATTAAGAATATCACAGTTACCACAGCATCACCTTGATGCTTTAGTTGAACATTGGAAAGAATATCCAGAAATACAGGATGCATTCTTAAATACTAAATCAAGAATTAATTGGGCAGAACTTAGCGAACAAAAAAAGACAATGATGCAACATGATGCATGGCATAAAAATAGTTTCGTAGATGCATTTCCTGAATTTGAAGAGTTTTATAACAAGATCCCTTAAATATAAGCACTTATATAGGTTGACTTAACCTAATTTCCTTGCTATAATAACTAATAAAACAACAATTAACCAATCAATCGGAGAAAATCCCACAATGATTGACATGAACTTAAACGGCGAGCAATTTGCTAAAGACTATTTTAAATGGTCAGCATATTATAACTATATGCTAGTATCATTCTATGTAACTAGAATATCAAAGCAATGTGCAAGGTTTGACAAACCATTTCCATGGAATGTAAACTTTTATTCATTACATACTGACAAATATGTATTAACCAATGAATCAAATAGAGCTACAATGGGAAGAAATTTTGATGATACTCATTTTGTGCAAGATACATATTATAATATAGCCAGATACATATACAATCATCCCAACGAGGATAAACAATCAATCAAACAATATCTATTAGACGAAGGGCGATGCATACCCAAAGCATTCGCTATGCAATACATTATTGGTGCAATAGAAACATCTGACCTAGAAGCATTTAAACTATGCTTAAATAAATTAAGAATAATAAAATGGGATGAGGCTATGACAAATGGTGTATCTAAATGGGACGTAAGTTGGGATGGATTAAACTTATAATGACAACACACGCAATGATAGATTTAGAAACACTAGGCACTACACCAGATTGTGCAGTACTAACAATTGGTGGTGTTAAGTTTGATCCTAATCTTATTCATAAACCAACACAAGAATTTTATTATAGATTTGAAGTAAATGAACAATTAGATAAAGGTAGGACTACTTTAGAAAGTACACTTGAGTGGTGGGGTAAACAAGATGAAGCAGTGCGTGAAGAAGCCCTAGGTGACGGGAATCGTACACCTGTAATAGAAGTACTTCAAGCATTAAACAAGTGGTGCGTAGGAGTTGATGCTTTTTGGTGTCAAGGTCCTGCATTTGATATATGTATATTGGAAAATTTATATAGACAATATGATCATCATATACCTTGGGCTTTTTGGAAAATTAAAGATAGTAGAACACTGTTTAGTATTATGCCAAAAGACCCACGTAAAGAAATAAACTTTTCGGCACACAATGCATTAGAAGATTGTAAAGTACAAGCAATGTGTGTACAGCAAACAATAAAAGAATTAGGTTTAACCATAAGGTAGACTTGAGAAGTATTAGAAACATCAATTTTAAACTCATAAATCAATGTTTTTGTTGACATTTTCTAAATACTATTATACAATAAAGTAACTAAACACAGGAGAAAGTATATGAGTACAAGAGATATAGTGCAAGACATTGTCAAGCACACAGCCGGCCTAGGCTTTATTACATCAGTAAAAGTAACAGGTACAGACGAAAGCACGACACTAGATGCAATGGATGCAGATCGTACAGTGATTTTACAGGCTAAACTACACAACACAGTAGACGAGTTCAAAGGTGAATTTGGACTTGGTAACCTTGGATTTTTAGCAGGTGTTACAGCATTACCAAACTATCAAACAGATGATTCAACAGTAGAAGTTGTATCACGTGAACGTAATGGAGTTGCAAGTCCAGATCATTTGATGTTCAGAGATGTTGAAGGTAACACAGACCAATATCGTTTTATGAGCAAAGAAATTATTGAACAAACTTTACAAACAGTTAAGTTCAAAGGTGTTGAATGGGATGTAACACTTGAGCCAACTAAAGCAAAAGTAAATGAATTACAAGCAGTAGCAGGAATATATGGTGGTATTGAACCAAACTTTACAGTTAAAACTGATAAAGATGCAAACCTTATTATTACTGTTGGTGCCGCTGATGGTAGTTTTACAGGTAAACGTACATTTGCACAAAATGTAAATGGTGAAATCACAGAAGGTTATGCATGGCCATTAAACCAAGTACTAGCAATTTTAAGACTTGGAATGAGTGGAACGTGTGTAATGCAAATTAGTAAGAAAGGTGCATTGTTAATTTCAGTTGATTCTGGCATTGGCAAGTATGATTATATTTTACCAGCACTAACAGTATAGGATAAAGACGACGTGGCAGACATAAAAAACTTAACAGAAAGCAATAAAGACTACAGTGTATTCTTACCGAGTATCAGTAGTTTTTATTCAAAGTTTATAGCCCAAGCACAAAAGCGTCCAGACTTTGTTAAGCCTGAACGTATGCCTAAGGGATTTGAATTTGGGATAGATGGCTTTGACTTTTTAAAACCAAAAAATAGTTACTATCATTACAAATGGGGATTATACTCTGCAGGTCATGCTACTCGCGATACAGCGAAAAGTGATGTGCAAGAGCCAATGATCCAAAAACGTGATAGAGAAACTAGTTTTATTCTCGGCGACAGTGGCGGATATCAAATTGCTACTGGTGTAATTCAATGTGATTGGGAAAACTTTAAAACAAATGATGATCTACGTAAAACAATGCTTAACTGGTTAGAACATACGTGTGATTATAGTATGATACTAGATGTACCAACACTTGCCGCGGCTCCACCGTTGAATGCAAAGACAGGATTAAGAGATTGGATAGATTGCTTAGATTATACAATTCATAATAATGATTACTTTGTAAGACACAGAACAGGTAATACAAAGTTTTTAAATGTATTACAAGGAAACAACGAACAACAAGCAGACGATTGGTATAATGCAGTTAAGAACTATCCGTTTGAAGGATGGGCAATGGCTGGTTATAATATGAAGCAGTTACATCTTGCATTGCGTAGGCTTATTGTATTAAGAGATGAGAAGATGCTTGACCCAGGTAGAGATTTAATTCACTATCTAGGAACAAGTAAATTAAATTGGGCGTGTATTTTTACAGCCATACAACGTAATATTAGAGAAACTATTAATCCAAATATGATGGTATCATATGATGCGGCTAGTCCTTTTCTTACAACAGCCAAAGGACAAGCATACAGTCAGCATGTACATAGAAACGATAAGTTTAGTAATGTTATGGAACAAGCAGTAGATGATAAACGTTTACAATATAGTAATATACCTTTTCCATTTAATAGTCCTATTGGGCAACGTATGACAATGGGAGACATTTGTTATATGGGACCAGGTATGCTTAATAAAATTGGCAAGGAAGGCAAGACTAGTTGGGATAGTTTCTCATACTTCTTGCTAATGGCACATAACGTTTATCAACATATTGAAAGTGTACAACGTGCTAATGCATTATCTGATATTGCATGTACAAGATATAAGCCAAACCATTTAGAATGGAGTAAAGTAAAAGCGAAACAACAAGAATTTGACTTATGGGTTCCACGTGATGTAATTTATGTTACAGAATTCATTAACAAATTATTTAAGAGCGAAACGCCTATGCAATTGCTTAACGAAGGTGAAGCAATGCTAACAAACTTTAGTGGAATGAAATCCATCAAAACATCACAAGGTGCATTTGATAGTTTGTTTGATTCGGGCGATAACATTCAAGAGGAATCCGACGGTGAGTACACGGCGGAACAAGTAGAAGCGGCGGAGGATTTCTTAGAACACCTATAAACAAGGAGAGATTATTATGGGAAGTAGTACAGTTAACAGTAAAAAAAGACATTTAGAACATTTGATTGAGAAACATAGAAACTTAGATGAACAAATAACAGCTTTTTATAATCAAATGCATCCAGATGAGAAAATTAGGCAAATGAAATTTGATAAGTTAATGTTAAAACAAGAAATCGCAAGTTTAGAAACAGAAATAGCAGGAATGAAAGATTAGATTATGAAAAGAGATATAGGTGTACAAGGAGATACAAAGTATTTTATCGGCAACGAAGTTGAAAAAACTCCTGCCTTGCATATGAAAACATTATTTGTTAATGGTATGCTTGACCCTAATGATGTTGTAGCCAATGCAAAGTATAATGGCATACATCATGTATATCTAGGAGCTAATCAAAGTTTTTGGTTAGACGACAAAGACGCTTCAGGTGTAGCGACACCAGAACAATTTAGAGGATGGAATAATCTATTTAATAAATTAAGAGAAGAAGGTTTTTGGATTACTTTAGATTATGATCTAAAATATCATTCATGGGTATTAGAACAAGGATTTAATAAGTATGAAAAATTTATTAGTATGATTAGTGCTAAACTACCAAACATTGATCAACTAAATGAAAATGCTAGACTTAAACTCGATGATAGAGATTTTAAATTTAGTAACAACGGTGTATGGGTTCACCCTGTACAACAACTAAAATCACAGGAAAGTATTACAACCTGGGATGAATATAAAAATGACAAGGAGATGCAAAATGACTAAGAAAATACGTCTAATGGACGAAACAGGTGAAGAGATGTCTGTAGATAATAAAACAGATGAAACAGCATCAATGGATTCAGACATAGTTGTAAAGCAACTCATGAAATACCTTGAAGCAATTGATTGGAAATTATGGGAAATGCTTAAATTAATGAAGGCTGAAAAAGACCAAGAAGATGAGGAAGAAGAGAAAACAGATGCTTAACGTAACACAAAGACAAATTTGGGTAACATTTCAAAAGGAAGGTATACATTTATATCCTGCCGCAAAAGATGATCCAAAGTTGGCAACAGGTGAATGGGACGATGTTTCATTCTTAGGTGTACCACACAGGCACATCTTTCACTTTCGAGTAGCAATTGATGTATTCCATGATGATAGAGATATTGAATTTATTCAATTCAAACGTTGGCTAGAATCATTATATGCTACAGATACATTAGAACTAAATCATCGTAGTTGTGAGATGATTGCAGAGGAATTAGCACAGGAAATACACAACAAATATCCAGGACGTTCTATAACAATTAGTGTTGCTGAGGATAATGAGAACGGAGCAACAATGACTTTTAACCCTAAACAAGGATAACGAAAATGTCTGAAGAAGAAAAAAAAGATATTCCAGTAAGTAACCCAGGTTCAGGTAATTATTTTAAAAACATGGGCTATTATAATATTAATGATATTAAATATGATTTACTTAAAATTATACAACCGTATGATGGATATATGTATAATGAAGTAGAAACTAATAAACTTATTAGTGTTTTTACATCATATTTGGGTGACCTAAAGAGAAGTTACAAAGTTTATAGTTTTGAAATTGCACCAACTGAAAAAGAAAATGCAATTACATTTGATATTCAAATCAAAATGCAAAAGGACAGAAGTCCTAAGAAACTAAAAATTCATGTTGGTAAACTTTGGTTACCAAAGAAAGAGGAAGAAGAGGAAACAAATGCGTAAATTATTTTATATGGGCCTTGAACCTTACGAAGGTAGATACACATTACAGTTACAAGACTGGAGTGAAGAGGCTTTTAAAGAACGTGGTATAGATTATGTAATCGTGCCAGGTAAAACTATCGACAATACTAAATCAATTTCAGTAGGACAAGTGTTAGACGCACATGGTCGTTCATACTTTGGTATGAGTCAGCTCATGAACCTGGTACAAATGATGCGTAACGGAGAGTGCGGAGGAGAAGATGTAGTATTTTTTGAAGATATGTTTCAACCCGGTATTGAAAGTCTTCCATACATTATGTGTCAAATTCCAAAAGAACAACAACCAAAGATTTATTTACGTTGTTTAGCACAAGCAATTGACCCTGATGACTTTGTTCATGTATGGGGTATGAGTAAGTGGATGAGTTTGTATGAACGTATGTGTAACGAAATACCAAATGTACACATACTAGCAACAAACGAAGAAATGGTTGCTCATATGAGAATTGCTAATTGGAATGCACCTATCTATAATATTTCAGGTTTAAGTTTTGGCAAGAGGGAAGTGCTCTCCAGAATTAACAACCAAGTTAAGCCATGGGCAGAACGTAGTGACAGAGTGGTGTTTGCCGCACGTTTTGATCAGGAGAAGCAACCAGACTTCTTCATGGATATTATTGAGATGGTGAAGGCTATTAATCCTAATATTGAATTTGCAGTACTAAGTGGCGGACCGTTGCGTAGTAACAATCAAAAGTATTTGGATAGAGCCTTACAAATGGAAGCGGATGGCAAACTTACAATCCTAAAAGACTTACAAAAGAATGAATACTATAATGTAGTTAATGATTCTAAAGTAATGTTTAATTGTGCATTGCAAGACTGGGTATCAAATACTGTCAGTGAAGCAGATGCATTGGGTTGTAATGTTGTTTATCCTGCATACAGAAGTTTTCCAGAAACGTTTGCAAACGATCATACAAGACTTTATATGCCTTGGAGCAAGGAAGATGCAGTAAGCAAAATCCTTACAGGTATTGAAGCACCAAGTAAAAACATGGGTAAGATTAGTGATCACACTAATGGTACTATTGATCGTATGCTTGATATTATGGAAGGTAGTTATAAACACAACAATTGGTTACGTAATGGAAATAGATATAGAGATCATGTAGCAAAGGAAAAATATTAATGAAAGTATTAGTAACAGGAGCATCAGGATATATAGGATCACAAACTTGTAACTACCTACATCAACAAGGACATACTCTATCTGGTGTAGATAGAAATATAATTAAACATCGATATTGTAGAGAAACTTATATTGGTAATTACAGTGATAATGTAATGGATATTATGTTACAAAATGTAGATGCAGTTGTTCATATTGGTGCAACAAGTTTAGTAGGACCTAGTGTATTAGATCCTAGTAAGTATTATAATAATAATGTAGTAGGAACTCTAAAACTACTAGATGCTTGTAATAAGAATGGAGTTAAACGTTTTGTTTTTGCAAGTAGTGCCGCAGTATATGGAGAACCAAACGGTGGAGTAGGTTTAGAAACTGAACAACACCAACCTATGAATCCATATGGATGGAGCAAACGTATGACAGAAATTATGTTAAATGATTATGCTACTGCATATGGAATGAATAGTGTTAGTTTACGTTTCTTTAATGTTGCAGGTGCAGACACACTTATGCTACATGGACAAGAAAAAGCCGCTACACATATTATTGCTAAACTTATAGAAATGACTATGCAAGGAAAAGAATTCACATTAAATGGTGGAGATTTTAATACACCTGATGGAACTTGTGTAAGAGATTATATACACGTAGAAGATGTGGCAAGAGCAATAGAAAACGCAATAACTTATACAAAAAATAACAATGGAGCATATATATTTAATTTGGGTAACAAACAAGGTTATAGTAATTTAGAAATTGTAGAAGCAGTAAAAAGAAACACACCTCTAAAACCTAATGTTAAAATAGGACCTGCTAGAGAAGGTGACCCTGCAACCTTAGTTGCAAATCCTGAACTAGCAAACGTAGAATTAAATTGGACACCAAAATATAATCTTGACACAATTGTTAAAACAGCATATAATTGGTATAAACAAAAAAACGACATGGAGAAAAAATAAGTGGAAATAAGCAACGTAATTAAGCAAAGGATATTAGCAAAGAATAAAAGATTTCATTGTAATGATAATATATCTGAATTCATAGAAGAAGGTGAATTAGATTTACTACAACAAGAAGTAGAAGGAAAGTTACAAGGAGTGTTAGAAAGTCTTGTAATTGACACAGATAACGATCACAATACAAAAGAAACTGCAAAACGTGTAGCAAAGATGTATGTAAAAGAAACATTTGGTGGTAGATATGAACCAATGCCAAGAGTTACAAGTTTTCCTAATATGGGATATAAGAGTATGTACACTAGTGGTCCAATTAGTATTAAGTCAACATGTGCTCACCACTTACAAAATATAGTAGGTAATGCTTGGGTAGGTATTATTCCAAATGGTGAAGTAATTGGATTAAGTAAGTTCAACAGAATTATACATCACATTGTTGAAAGACCACAAATACAAGAAGAAATGACAACACAGATTGCCAATGCATTACAAGAATATGCACAGACAACACATATTGCAGTAGTAGTTAAAGCAGAACATCATTGTATGACACACAGAGGCATACGTGAACATGAATCAGATATGACAACGGCAATCATGTTAGGTGCATTTAAAGAAGACCCGGCAACAAGAGATGAATTTTATAAAATTTGTATGAGCATGAAGGGGCATAATTCGTAATGGCAATTAAGAAAATATACTACACTTGGAAAGACGTAAAACATATGTGTGGACAAATCATTAATCAACTTTATAAAGATCAATGGAAACCAGATTATATAGTAGGAATTACAAGAGGAGGTAATGTACCTGCTACTATTTTAAGTAATACAACTGGAATTAGATGTGAAGCATTAAAAGTTTCTTTACGAGATGGGGAGTCTGGTAAGTATGGAGATAGCATTGAATGGATGGCTGAGGATGCTTTAAAAGGTAAAAAGATTTTAATAGTAGATGACATTAATGATACTGGTGCTACATTTAAATGGATTAGTGATGATTGGAAACTTAATGGACGAGCAGGCGCCTATAACAATGTTCGTTTTGCTGTTTTAACTGAGAACTTATCAAGTGATTTTGATGGTGTTAATTATTGGTGCCATGAAGTAAACAAAGCAGAAGAAGATGTTTGGTTAGTTTATCCTTGGGAAGGCGATAGAGAGTATGGACAAATATAATGTATCAAAAATATTAGAAGCACCTACTTCAGATGTTCCTTGGAAACATAAAATAATTCGCAATGCATTAAATACTGCAACAGTTATTTCATTATTAAAAGTATTTAATAGAATAGATTGGGATAATGCACCAAAAGATAATTTTGAAGACGGAATTTATACAAAAGATATATCAAAAGAATTTATTTCTTCTTTGCCATCTTCACTGGCCAAGCAAGTACTTACTGAATTAAAAAGCCCAGAAGCACACGAATTATTACTCCAACATTATAACATAGATTATAGTACTGGCTATAATGCTAGTCTTGTATTTGACTATTGTGACCCGGCAGGACTTAATGAAGAACACAATGATGCAGGTCCACGTAAAGACACTTTAACATTACAATATTATTTGCAAGTAGACGATGCATCAAGGTCATTGTATTTAAATGATATGGACACAGGTGCCACATCTAGTGATGCAGTTATATTTAAAAGTCAACCTCACACGATGCATAGTTTTAAAGCTGGCCCAGGAAAACGATTCAGTTTACGTTTACGTATAGGAACTAATATATTAAATCCATCAGTTATACAAAATAAAAGTAACAGCAAAATTGGTGTATTAATTGATTGCAAAGATATGGAAAGTGATAGTTTGCATAAATTATTAGAAGTCAACTTAGGTGCAGTAACATATAGAAATTTAATTCAACATGGATTTAGCAATATTGTAGTTTTTAGAGATCGTAATGATTTTAACGTAGCAAAAAACTTATTAAAAGAACATGGTGTAGAAAGAATACTACTAGTATTTGCTGGTGCAACTGTAAATGAACAAACATTAGACGCAGTAATATCAGCAAAACACATAACAGCACCAGTTGACGGTGATACAGTACTTCGTCAATTTGTAGTATTTGATATTAATGATAGTGAGTTTGATATAGTAGGCGATTATTTAGGTAATGTTAAAAACAAAATAACTCATGCTGACATGATGGATTTAGGTATTGCTGTATTACATCCTGACAAAGAAACTGTAGATTTTTTAGGAGAAATTAGCGAATACATGATACCAAATGGATTAGATGATAATATGAGTGACTATGATAAACAACTAGCAAATATTATTAAAAAAAGAGTAAGTAAAATAGAATATGAAGACACAAGTTGAAATTGAAATTTATGGATATGGTGGTGAATTAGTAATTGGGTCAATTACTAAAGCACAGTTTGATTATTGGCTTCCATTCATTGATAAAGGAGAAACAGAAGGATTAGATAGTCATTTATTTTGGGACCCATATGATGAAGGTGAAGGCAACCCAATTACTGATGAAAAAGATTCTTGTTTTCTTGGATATTGGCATGATATGGACAATATAGCACACTCATGTGGTGCAGATTTAGATTCATGTACAGTTGTAGTAACATCATTAGAAACAGGCGATGAAATATTTAAAACAGACGAACCTAATGTATCAGATACTGAACATTATGAAGATACTCAACTTGACCCAGGTTATTACTTTAAAGGATATGCTTATGAAAAAGGGCAATTTTTTCTTACAGAACTTGAAATAGAAGGTAAATTTGACCCTAATAAATTAACTGTAAGAATAAGCAATATTGATGGCAATCATATCATTGATCAGGTAGAATATGACGGAGAATACCTAGAAAATGAAGGTGGAGGCACAAATGGGAAGGGTAATGACTATGAATTTGTCGAAATTCCATAGATTTTACCTAAAAACCGATGTTTCTTGGTTGACAAATAACATATTTTCTGTTATTATATGTATACAATAACCATAAAAGTCAGGAGACTACAATGAAAAAACTTATTGCAACTGCGATAATGGGCATAGCAATTGCCTTTACGTCGCTTTCGGCATCTGCATATACAAGTTATTATGATGCAAATTGGTTCCAAAACATGGATCAAATGCGTCAAATTAATTTTGCAAAATCAGTCGTACGTAATTATCAGAACATTAATCAAAATTATGCAATTATCTTTGACAAATATTCTCGTTATAGCCATCTAAGTTGGTATAAAACTATTCAGACACGATATGAATGGCATTTAGGCGAAATCGCCAAGTACAATACTATTATTAATTCAGATATTGCACCTAAAGTTGTACGTACTTATGTAGAAGAAGTACCTGGAACAATTATTAATCGTGGTACTATGATCACTACTACAGACAATAATGTTGTTGAAGAACAAGATGGTAACACAATTCGAGAGTATGCAGTAATTACTGTTACTCGAACTACACCGGTTACAACTACATATTATACTAATTACAAAACTGTTAGTGTATATGATAACGGTAAAGAAACGTATCAAAACGATGTAAAAATTGATCGTAAAGAAACTATAAATGAAATTGATATACAAGTTGATCGTGAACTTATTAGAGAATATGCTCTTGTTATTCCGGAAGAAAAAACGGAAGAACCAGACGCACCTACTATAATTGTATTTACAGAAGCAGAATATCTTGCTAGAGGTGATGTTAACTACACAGTAAGTGACAGTTATTACAATGCCGTTAAAACAATGAACAGTAATATTAACGATAGTTACATTGAAAAGTTAGGTGGGTACTTTGGTAACAATCTAGATAAGATTGGAGCACCAGCGGCATGGTCTCGTGGATACACTGGTGAAGGTAGTATAATTGCAATCTTTGATACTGGTATTGACACAGACCATAGTGAGTTTGAAGATAGTATTATTGAAGCAAAATGTTTTACAAATGTATGTGAACGTGGACTTGGAACTGTAGAAGATGGTAACAGGTTTGGACACGGAACACACGTGGCAGGTATTGCCGCGGCAAACTTAGATGGTGTTGGTACTACAGGTGTAGCCTATGATGCAGACTTACTTATTGGTAAACTTGCATACGATAGTGGGTATTTCCAATTTGATAAAATACCTGAGGCAATGAAGTGGGCAGTAGAAAACGGTGCAGATGTAGTAAACATTAGTGCTGGTACAACTACAAGTTGGGCATATCGAAACAGTCTTACAGAAATTAGCGAAGGTGTTTACTATGCAGACATGACATTTGGTGATTACAATGTTCTTGGATATAACCAAATATATTCTACAAATGGCCATGGTACTGCAATGATTGAGTCAATGAAAGGTCACGAAACTGTAATGGTTCTTGCCGCTGGTAATGATCGACTTGCAGTGGCTAGTCAAGAATCACATATTGCTCTTGATTCTGAAATTGGTGATCGTGTACTTGTAGTTGGTATGTTTGACGAAAGGAAGAACAGCCTTAGTAAGTGGAGCAATGCGGCAGGAACTATTTGTCGAGAACTTAATGATGATGGCACTTGTAAATCCGATGCTCTTATTAGCGATAGGTATATTATGGCACCTGGTGTATATATTGCGGCACCAACTAACAATGGTGAATATACAACACTCACAGGTACATCGATGGCGGCCCCTCATGTAGCAGGTGCAGTTGCAATTGTACATCAAATGTGGCCACATATGACTGGTGCTAACCTTACTAAACTTTTGCTTAACACGGCAGATACAGAAGTTATTACAAATTACGATCCTAATAAACATGGACAAGGTATGCTAGACTTAGATGAAGCAACACTACCACAAGGTGCTATTGGATTAGTTACCACAGGTAGAATTGATGATAATAGAGTTAATATAAGTGACAGTGGTGTAATTGCAATGAGTGGTAATGCAAACATTTCAGCATTAAGTTCAATGATGGTAGCTGATGAGTATGATAGAGATTATTACTTTGACGCTAATAACATGGTACAAACAATAGATACAAGGACAGCAAGTCCAACATTAGCGGCAATGCATGGCTTCGCTCCAGATTACTACTTAGGTTTTAATGGTGGTAGTATTATTCCTGTAACAAACTCAGGAACACATATTGCACTTAATGATAATAATAACAATGTAAGTATTATGCAAACTTGGAATAAACTTACAGTAGGACTTGTAAACGAATCAGATAGGTTCTTAGGTAACTTTGCAGATAATGAATTTATGAGAGTTAACAATTCTAATACTGCATATTTTGGATATAGTGATAGCATAGAGTTAAACAATGGTATAAGTGTATTTGGTAATGCAACAATAGGTGCTACACGACTTGATGTAGACAATAGTTCTATGCTTAAAAGTGCAGATGTTATGATGTCTAATAGTGCTACACTTGGTGTGTCACAAACAACAGGTGGCAGTACATTTGGATTTGTAACAAGTATGCCAGTTAGTATTACAAGCGGTGACGCACACTTTAATATTCCTAGCAGTGTTACTCCTGAAGGTGATGTTGTAAGCACAGACATTAACAGTTCATTAAAGGCTGACAAGAGAGAAATTGATGTTGGAATATTTTATATAAATAGGATTACAGATACATCTTCGTGGACGGCAAATGTTGAAATGCGAAATAATTATGCAGGTTTAGATGAAACACAAGTAACTGCAGGTATAACATATAGGTTAGCATTTTAATGGAAGTACAGTCAACACAAAACATTTATCAATTTCCAAAAGCAGTAACAATGGATACAGGAATATATAATAAACGAGGCAAACTTGAAGTCATTGCAGGACCCATGTTTGCTGGTAAGAGCAGTGAGTTACTTAAACGACTACTCTTTATAGAACACGGTGGACATAAAGTGCTGGTGTTAAAACCGATTGTGGACGACAGATATCATAGTGAAAACAAAGATGAAATCGTAACACATAATAAATTAAGACACCCAGCCGTATCAGTAATTGACTTAGAACTAGTCAAAGACAATTACACAATTAAACCATATAACTTTCATTCAGTGTTTATTGATGAAGTACAATTCTTTGATACAAATGAAACTGTATGGTTTGTAGAAGAAGGTTTACGTTCAGGCGTAAACTTTGCAATAGCAGGTCTTGACCAAGACAGCAGAGGAGTGCCATTTGAAACTACCGCACGTATGCTATCATTAGCAGATGAAGTAGTTAAAATTAAAGCATTCTGTACAGTATGCGGTATTGATGCTGGTAAAACACAAAGACTAAAAGCAACAAAAAACTCAGAGAGAGTAAAAATTGGTGGTGCTGAATCGTACGAACCGAGGTGCCATGAACATTGGGAGCCCAAATAAAATGAAATACAAATACGTAAGTACAAAAGAGTATGTAGATCAGTTTCCTGTCGCTTATAGGCAATGGAAGGCTGATAGTCACTGTAACATTATTCATGGATACAGTTTTAGCATGAAGTTTTTCTTCGGTGCAAATGACCTGGATATTCGTAATTGGGTAGCAGATTACGGAGGTATGAAAGAACTTAAACAAATGCTACAAGATCAATTTGATCATACACTATTAGTTGCATCAGATGACCCTCATATTGATTGGTATAAAGAAGCCGAGAAACGTGGCATTGCAAAACTAATTGAACTTCCAAAACTTGGGTGTGAAGGATTAGCAGATCAATTATACAAATATGTAAATGGAATATACATTCCAGATATGTGGGGGCAATCAGAAGCAAAACGACTATGGTGTTTCAGAGTAGAAGTACGTGAAACACAAACTAATATGGCATATAGAGAAGGTCATAGAGAAGATAACGAAGATTTATTTGCATAGGAGGTGGCATAAAAACTAAATACATATATGCTACTAAATAGCCCATTAGAAATAGAACTTACAACAAAATGCACTCTTGGATGCCCTGCTTGTCCACGTAATAATCCTGGAGAGAAAAAAGAAGATTGGGATGTAGGGCATATGGACACAGACCTTGCTAAAAGTTTCGCAAACGATTCAGAAGACCGTTCCTATCTTTTTGTAGGATGTTATGGTGATCCAATATATCATCCAGACTTTATAGACATTGTACGATACTATGTGGATAGAAATAAGGTTCTTACTATCCATACTAATGGTAGTTTTAAAAAACAAAAATGGTGGGACGAATTAGCAAGTCTTAATTGGTCACGTAGGCAAATATTTAACTTTAGTGTAGATGGACTAGAAGAAACTAATCACTTATACAGAATTCGTGCAAACTGGAAATCCATTATGATGGGAATGAAAACAATGGGAGCACTTCCGTTAGATCGCAAACCTATATTAGATTGGAAATATTTGGTATTTCCATACAACAAATATCAAGTAGAAGATGCAAGAAAACTTGCAAATAGTTTAGGAATGGATAGATTTCTTCCTGTTACAAGTGAAAGAAATATTAAAGATTATCATGCTGATGATCCAGAAATATATAGGTGGCCAAATGATAAAGCCTAGATGTTTACTACACAACATGCCTATGTTTTTATCTGCTGATAACAAATTAAAGCCTTGTTGTTTTTTAAATCCAATTGAAACATGGAATGAATTTAAAAAATGGGGAGAAGATAATGGGTTAGATGTAGACGGTGATTTGGATATAACAAAACATAATATAGAAACAATATTAAAAAGTAAAACATGGACTATGTTAATAGAGGGATTTAAAACAGGTAATACTCCAGAAGAGTGTCATCTTAAATGTGGGCCTGATAGTTATAGCAGTACAAATCAAACTTCCTTACATAGTGACTATAAAAAATAGGAAATTAAAATGAACATAGCAATATTCGGTTGCGGGTTTGTTGGTGGAACAGTAGCAGACTTCTTAGAAGAAACATACCAAGGTAATAAAAATAAAATAGTAAGAGTTGATCCATTACTCTATCCAGAACAAGATCCACAAGAAGCGATAGCAAATGCAGATGGTATTATAATTTGTGTACCTACTCCTAGCCTATACTTTGGTGGATGTGATGATAGTATAATTCAAAAAATTTTAAAACTATGTAACGAAAGCACTCCTATATTACTTAAAAGTACAGTAACACCAGATTTAATACAATCATACCCAGACAATGTAGTTTATAATCCAGAGTTTTTAAGAGAAGCACATGCAAAAGAAGACTTTGAAAATCAACATACATTTATATTAGGATACAACGAAGAAGACACTATTAGCGAAGTATACGCCAAATGGTGGGCTGGTTTATTTAATAAGGCTGATTGGGATGTAATTTATACAAATAGACGTACTGCAAGTATGATAAAATACACACATAATGCATGGTTGTCTACTAAAGTAGCATGGTTTCACGAGCTATATAGTGAATTACCACCAGGTGTTGACTATGACACTTTATGTAGTGCCTTGGGTAGATTTCCTACTATTGGCTCGACACATATGCAAGTGCCAAACAGTAATGGAACCCTAGGATATAGTGGTAAATGCTTTCCTAAGGACCTAAAAGCCTTGACAAAAGTGGTAAAACATAGTATACTTAATACAGTAAAAAAGACTAATGATAAACTTAATAACTCTAAAGGAGAATAAAATGAAATATATAGTAACACTGATTGCAAGTATGTTCTTGTTTTCTAATATAGCATATGCTGAAAATATGTACTCTGAAGCAGATGAAGTAAATGCTCATGTGAGACATTATTTTGAAAATGTAGAAATACAAACAAAAGTTTCAAATAGAACTTGCCAAGAAATTGATATACCTATATACAAAGATGAGAAATCATCAACTGGTGAAGTACTAGGTGGTGCAATTATCGGTGGTGTAATTGGTAATCAAATTGGTAAGGGCAAAGGTAACGATGCCGCTACTATTTTAGGTGCAATTTTAGGTGCTGATTTTGCCAATAAAAAAGGCAATAAAACTATTGTTGGTTATAAAAGAACAACAGTATGTGAAGACAACCCTACATTTGTAACTGAAGTGAAAAAAGTATACACTCACAGTATAATTAGGTTCCAACAAAACGGAAAACAGTATAATATTAAATTCATTAAACACGACCAATAGAGGGCAATATCTTGCAAAAACTTAGATATAGTGAAGCATTCTATTCAGTACAAGGTGAAGGTAAATTCGTAGGAGTACCTAGTGTATTCCTACGTACATTTGGTTGTAACTTTCGTTGTATGAACTTTGGACTAAATAGGAATGAGCCTAGTCGTGCAGAAAAACATGCACAAGGCAATCGTTATAATGATGAAGTTAAACTTCTATTAGATAATAAAGTACATGAAACTACAACTAATTTTAATGACTTACCTATTATACATACAGGATGTGACACTTATGCAAGTATCTATCCAGAATTTAAACATTTTAATAAAGAAGGAACAGTAGATGAAGTAGTAGATCATCTATTAAGTCTAACACCAGAGGGTAAGTGGACTTGCGATAATGGCCAGGATATACATCTTATATTAACTGGTGGCGAACCGTTGTTAGGGTGGCAACGATTGTACGTCGATTTATTTAATCACCCACGTATGAAGGATTTAAAAAATGTTACATTTGAAACAAACACTACACAACACTTACACAAAGATCTTAAAGACTTTCTTAGTAATCAAGACAGATTACAGATCACATGGAGCTGTAGTCCTAAACTCTCCGTTAGTGGAGAATCTTGGAGCGATGCTATACTTCCTGATGTTGCTACTGAGTATAGTAGCACTAATGGTAGTAGCATTTACCTTAAATTCGTTGTTGCTGATCGTCGTGATATTGATGAAGCTGGTAGAGCAGTTGATGAATATCGTAAAGCAGGCTTGGAATGCCCTGTGTACCTTATGCCATTGGGTGGTAGATCAGAAGAATACAATCTTAACGTCAAAGAAGTCGCAGACATCTGTATGGAACGAGGGTGGAGATTCTCACCCAGATTACACATCAGCCTCTTCGGCAATGCATGGGGAACATAAAGATCAAATGGAAAGGGCAAGAAATGCAGGATTATAGAGAAGAACTCGCTAAAGAAATATACTATAATGGATATTATGCAAAAGAAATTCAAGCACAATATCCAAAGTTTGAAGATTATTTAAATTCAGAAGACTTTGATGAAGATGCACAAAGACTAAGAAACAAATTTGACTAAACAGGAGAAGTATATGACAAAAATGGATTTTGAATTTCAACAATGGATACAACAAACATGGATGGAACATTTAGATGAAAAGTTTCATTGGAAAGAAAAAGTAGATTACACCCAAGAAGAGTGGCTTAAGAAGAATTTAGAGTTTTTAACTAACAAGTTTCAAGAAACAAAGGAGAAAGCAAATGGCTAATATATACAGTGTTTTTAATGTACATACAAGAAAAGTTATCGCAGAAGGGTTTGATAAAAAAGCAGATGCTAAAGCCAAACGTGATGAACTTTGTAAAGACTCACATGACAAATGGGCTAAGAAAGTTAAAGATGATAAGGATTTAAGTAAACCATTTCCTTATATCGTAGTAAAAGGAACGGAACACCCAAGAGTACTATGAAGCAAGGCAATTATATATTTACAAGCGAAAGTGTAAGTGCAGGACATCCTGACAAAGTAGCAGACCAAATTAGTGATGCATTAGTTGATGCAGGACTTAAAAATGGTGATGAAACAACACGAGTAGCGGTAGAAACATTAGTAACTACTAATATGGTAACAGTAGCAGGCGAAGTAAAAAACTTTAATGTTACTAAAGATCAAGTAGACGACATTATTCGTAACAAAGTTAAAGAAATTGGTTATGAACAAGATGGCTTCCATTGGGAGAAATTAAAAATTCATAATTATATACATTCACAGAGCAAAGATATTGCTCTAGGAACAGATAGTTTTGGTGCAGGAGATCAAGGAATTATGTTTGGTTATGCTTGTAATGATAACGAAGCAATGATGCCAGCACCTATTTACTATGCACATAAGATTTTAAAAGAATTAGACAATAAGCGTCGAGGTGGATATGAATATATGTTACCAGATGCAAAATCACAAATAAGTATTCAATATGAAGGCGGCGAGCCTAAACGTGTTGATCAAATAGTAGTATCACATCAACATACAAAAGGATTTGAACATAGTATTAAAATGCCGTGCAGAAATGCGGCTGAAAAAGTATTAGGAGATTTAGTAGATGAATCAACAAATTGGTATATTAACCCTACAGGAATATTCGAAACTGGAGGACCAGATGGTGACACAGGCCTTACTGGCAGAAAAATTATTGTGGATACTTATGGTGGGTATGCTCCTCACGGTGGCGGTGCATTTAGTGGTAAAGATCCTACAAAAGTAGATAGAAGTGCGGCGTACATAGCACGTTGGTTAGCAAAGAATGTTGTAGCTGATGAAATGGCAGACTGGTGTAGTATCCAATTAAGTTATGCAATTGGTGTAAAAGAACCTACAAGCATTTATGTAGACTCAAATGGGCATAATAGAAGTATTCAAAAGTTTATTGAGAAAAATATAGACTTAACACCAAAAGGAATCATTGACAGATTTGGATTATTTAAGTATAATGAGTATAGTAAGAATTGTGTATATGGACACTTTGGCGACAAAGATGTACCATGGGAAAGGATAGGATGGAAATGAGCATGTTTGATAAATTAAAGAAAATAGTTTCAAAGAACGAAAAAGAGATTTCAGCAAAAGAGCAGGCAACTGCTCGTGGAGAAGCCTACGTTAAGGTACTTGATGTTAAATTCGACAAAGATAATCCAGGTGATGGATACTTTGAATTAGAATGGAATAAAATATTTGTAAAGAAGTTACTTGATGCAGGCTACAGTGGTGACAAAGATGACGAAATTGTTGATGCATGGTTTACAGGTCTTTGTAGACAAATAGCTGACGACCAATCTTAATACATAGGATAATATATGATGAGCTACATTTTAGTAGATGCGGCTAACATGTTTTTTAGAGCAAAGCATGTAGTACGTGGCAATGATATGCAAACAAAAGTTGGCATGAGTTTTCACATCATGTTTAATAGTATTAATAAAGTATGGCGAGAACAAAAAGGTTCGCACGTTGTTCTATGTTTAGAAGGACGTAGTTGGCGTAAAGATGTTTATGAGCCTTATAAACGTAATAGGCAAGCCACACGTGATGCTCTTACAGAAAAAGAACAAGAAGAAGATAAAGCATTTTGGGAAGCCTTTGATGAGCTACAACAATTCTTTATTAATAAAACTAATTGCACGGTATTACAACACAATGATGTAGAAGCAGATGACTTTATTGCTCGTTGGATACAAAACCATCCTAATGATAAACATTGTATAGTAAGTAGTGATGGTGACTTCTATCAACTTATCAGTGAAAACGTTAGTCAGTATAATGGAATCATGGGTCAACTAATTACACATGAAGGTGTATTTGACGATAAGGGCAATCCTATCATAGACAAGAAAACTAAAGAGCCAAAACAAATAGGTGACCCAGAATGGATATTGTTTGAAAAATGTATCCGTGGTGATACAAGTGATAATGTATTCAGTGCATTTCCAGGTGCTCGTAAAAAAGGCACTAAGAATAAAGTTGGTATGATGGAAGCCTTTGCAGATAAAGATAATAAAGGTTTTAATTGGAATAACTTTATGTTACAACGTTGGGTGGATCATGAGAATAATGAGCACCGTGTATTAGAAGATTACGAACGTAATAAAATACTTATTGATCTTACACAACAACCAGATGAAATTAAAGAAAAACTAGATGGAGCTATTGTAGAACAAGTACAAAAAGAATCTAAAGCAAACGTAGGCATTCATTTTATGAGATTTTGTGGTAAATGGGATTTACAAAGAGTTGTTGATAAAGCACAAGACCATTCTAATTATTTAAATTCAAGTTATGCCAATGCAAACTAATTCAGTACTGAAAGGTATAACCTGACGATAGAAGACGGAATATTACTGTTTATTATAGGTATGTCAATAACAGTAATAGGATTTTACATTGCATACACTATAGGTTCACGAGAACTAGAAAAAAGAACTAAACCAAAATCAATAAATCCAATAGATGAGTTTAGGGAAAGATTAGAGAAATAAATATGGAAAAACTATATAGAGAGTTTGAAAAATTATCAATGAAACATGACCCATTAGCGTCAGCAGGAATAATGATGGCTCAAGCACTTAAAATTTATAAGGCTATATTATCTAAAGAAGAATATGATATGATGACTGAACATATATTAGAAAGTAGAGATGATATAGTACAACTTGAGAAGCCAACATTAAATTAATAGGTAATAAATGAAAATTAATATTATAGGTGGTGGTACAAGTGGTTGGTGGACTGCTGGCTATCTAAGAAAAAATCATCCTGAGTTAGAAATAACACTAATAGAATCTCCTAGAATTCCTACACTCGGTGTAGGT